CTATTTTGACGGCTTTGCAATGGCGCCGATGCGGCGATAAACGCGTTCCGTGATGTCGCCCTTGGTGTGCCCCAGAAGCAGGCTCGCGTCGGCGACATCGATAATTTCCGACGCAGCCTTTGGCCTAATGTCACGAAACTGGAAGCTGCCGATTTTTTCAGCCAACAGGGTGTTGCCCATCTCATCTGCCACTTTTTTGGCCTTTTCCCGAGCCTTGTCCCACCGGTCGCGAAGCATCTTCGCGGTCATGCGTTTACCGCGTGCACTCACAATTAGGTAGCTGCAGATGTGCTGAGCATTGCGCTCAGCCATTTTCGCGATCAGCAGCCCCAGGCTGTTTGCCTCGTCACCATCTGTCATCTGGATTCGCAGCTTCTTGTGCGTCTTGTTCTGCTGCACGCCCAAATATTTCCCCTCGACATCATCCTTCCTCATGACCAGAACATCTGCCGGCCGTTGCCCGGTTAGATAAGCCAGGTCCATCGCGTCTTTCAGCTCTTGAGCTGCCTTCTTGTAAACAGCATCCCAAACGACATCATTTGCGTAGTAGTCCCGCGGCGTTTCCTTGTTTTTGCGCACGCCCTGGCACGGATTCTCCTTGGCCGTGAGCCCCCATTCCCGGGCGATGTTGAACACGTGGGAAAGGGTGGCGATTTCCCTGTTCGCCCGAACCTTTGCCGTCCGTGCATCCCGGTACCCGGCAATCGTGGCCGGGGTGATCGAGTCAATGGGAGCGCTGTCGAACATCGGCCGCAGCTGCTTGATCTCCGACAGATTGTCCTTTTGGGTGCGCGGTGCTTTCTTGGACACGATGTCGCGGATGTACCTGTCAAAGATGCCCTTCATGGTGCGCAGGTCGAGGGGTTTTTCCTTGGCTTCGAGTTCTGCCCATTTGATCCTGGCTAGGTCTAGGTCTTTGCCCAATGGGATCGCCTTGCCGGTCAGGTCCAGGTAGTAATAGGCAATCCAGTCTTTTCCGCTTTTCCGTGGCCGCGTCCATTGATACATCCGGGGCGGCAAATTACGTGTTTCGGCCTTACGGGGTCGCATATCAGTTCACTCGCGAGAAGTCAGGCGTCCATGCCTCCGCCGCCGGCGGTGGGTTTGGATCGGCGATGGTCGGGGAGATCATGCCCAGCTTCATCCGGGCGTACATCCGACCCACCAATGGCCGTTTGCCGCGGCTTTCGATGAACACCCATTGGCGATCCACCAGCCAGCGCCGCTGGTAAGCCCTGGCCTTGTAGCCGGTGATGTCCGCCAGTTCTTCGTCCGAGAGGATTTCGGTTTCCATGATGTTGCTCCATGCCGCGCGTGGCGGCAGAAGGTGGGGGGGTATGGTTTTTCGGGGAACCACTCGGTGTCGTATTCGAACTGACTCACCAGCTCTGGCGTGATGTTGGGCAGCTGGCGTTCGAAGATTAGGTAGCCGTAAGGTTTCTTGAGCCACTCCGTTGCCTCAGGCATGAAACGATCTTTGTAGATCCGAACTAGGTGGTCAGCGGTTGCCTCGTACTGGTCTTCCCGGTAGTTAGCGACGCAGACCCCCACCGCGGCAGACTCGCCAAACGGTGTGTTTCGGTTGCGTCTCGGCCGCTTTGATCTTGTAGTCCATGGCGGTGCGGGCGTAGTGGAGCTGGTCGAGCGTCAGTGTTGCCACCCAGTCATCGGTGCTGATGCTTTGTTCGTGTCCAAGGTGACACTGGATTTTCGGCACGAGAACTCCTTGTCCGTCGATCACCGGCAGACTAGTAAGTGGTTCGTGGAAATAAGTCGAATTAGAAGAGAGGCGCCAAGCGCTGTGGGTCAGCTAACGTTCAGTTGTTCGCTTCGCCAGTTGCAGCCCAATCAGCTCGCCCTGAAGCAGCTCGCGAAGGGAACACATCCAGTTCATCACTGAAAATAGATAGTCCTGAGGACCACGGAAGTACAACGATTCGCCGACGCGTAAAATTCTTGAATGTTGGGAGGTAAATGCAATTTAGGATCTTTTATGAAGTTTTTCTTTTGCTTTTTAAAAAAATAGCTACAGTGTAGCTAGATATAGTCACTTGAGTGAGCGGTGTTCAAATGGAGCTGGAATCAAAGTATGTATTTATAGATACATGTATTTTTGAGCAGAATAGCTTCGTTTTCTCTAAATACGCTCTTTCAAAAATTACTGATGCCTCCAAGCTTGGGCAAATCAAGTTATTGATCAGCACGATAACTATATGTGAGGTGCGTGCGCATATATCCACAAAGTCTAAGGAGATTGCATTATTAGTTAAGCGTTTTCAGCGCGAAGCGGCAATTCTTAGGAGTCTTGAAGATCTTCCAATAAGCTCGGCTTTTGCAGGTGTCACAGCAAGCGAAATAGAGTCCTCATTGCTTGACGAGTTTGATGGTTTTCTGAAGCTTTCCGCGGCAGAAATTCTAAGTGTTGACAACGTTTCCCCGGAACTAATTTTTGAACAGTATTTTTCGATTGTAGCGCCATTTGGAGCGGGAAGTAAGCGTAAAGAGTTTGCGGATGCATTTGTTCTAGAGTCGCTATCACTATACGCCAAGTCAATATCTTGGCCTATCAATGTTATAAGTGCTGATGCCGATATGCGGAGGTATTGTGAAAGTAATCCGCACTTTGTTTATCATGATACTATCAATAGCTTTTTAAATATACTTAACCATGCTTTGTCTGTCGAGCCGGCAGCATATGCTGATCAAGTTTTCGAATATCTACTTCCTAATATAGTGTGGGTGATTGAAGAGATGCTTGATGGAATGAATTATGAGCTGGAGGCAGAAGAGGAATATGTGTCCAGTGTGTCATATAAACTTAAGAAGGTTGATGTTGTTAATCGAGATCTTGCATATTTAGATGAGGATCATGCTGCGTATGGGGTAGACTTCGAATTTGAGATTGAAGTTCATAAGGTTGTGGATGATGTCGATAATAGTCCATACGATCCAGAGCGGGGGTATATAAATATCGAGCAATATGAATATACTACTTTGTTTCGAGAGTCGATGACTTTAGGTTTTGTGCTATCACTGGAGGATAGGATTATTTCTCGTACTCAGATTGTTGATATCGAAGACGCGCCTGACAGCATTGAGCTATCAAATTCGGTAGTTGGATGAGAGGTATGGTTAATGTGGATCTATGGGTCGACAGGCATCGGTTGCCTTTTTTAATAAATATTATGGATGATTGAATGTATCTGGAAAATGTTAAAGGGTTGTTTGAGTTGGTTGGTCGAGAGTTGATTTCAAAACGAAATTTATACGACCTGATTCAGTATTCTAAAGTCGATCATTCTAACTTTTGGTCTGGTCAGGAATATGTTATAGGAAATACGCCTCAGCAAGGTATCAATTGGATAGGGGGAATGACTGCCCTTAAAGGGGTTGTTATTAAAGTTCGTCCTGGTAGTTATGAAGGGGACGGCTGGGCGGATGGCGAACAAACGATGTATCACTATTCGTTTAAAGCTAGGAATGCAGTAATTTCGTATGAGGAGAAGGCTAACCAAGCGCTGATAAAGCAAGCTCAGCTACTATACCCCATATTTCTATTTACTGATGCTGACAAAAGCTGGTTGTACGAGGGAAGGTTTGCAGTATCCGAGATAAAAGATACCTATGTAATTCTGAGGCGTTATGATGCGGCTTCTGAACATGCGGTGATTGCTCATTTAGAGCAGCACTATGAGGAGGGTGGTAAGAAATATGTTACACACCTCATGGCTGAAAGAAGCTCAGCTGTAGTCTCCGCTGTTAAGGCCTCTGTGGATTGGATCTGCGAAATATGTAAGATCGACTTCGAAGATCTTTACGCGTTCCCTTATATTGAGGCTCATCATAAGACGGCCATTTCCACATACTCATCGTCACAACAAGTAAAGCTCTCAGATCTTGCATTATTGTGCCCTAATTGCCATGCGGCAGTTCACTTATACATGAAGAAAACTCAGTTTGATTACCCCGAAATAAAGGTTGTCTTGAGTGGTCGCATCCAAAAGAAGAAATAACTAATTTAACTGAAAAATAATACGGCGACCTATCCATTTTACAATCGGCACTGCTTTGCTATTGCCGATGGCTTTGTAGCGTGGCCCGTCGGGGGATTCTTCGGCACGCTTATCGCGCCAAGGGATTAGCGTGTAATTGTCAGGAAATCCTTGGCACCGCTCCCACTCAGTCACACTAGTTCGGCGTATGCCTTGGGACTCCAATATATATGCCTCTCGGTCATCGAGAGAGCCTCCCCCTTGTGCCGTGAGAGTAGGATGAAGTGCCGACTTCTCCTCCCGTCCCGGCGGGCTATCCCTGCGAGTGCCTTCGCGCTCAAAAAGTACCTCGGTGGGATCGAATCCGTCTCGAGCACTTGCGATAACGAACACACGGCGGCGTCGTTGGGCCAAGCCGAAATATTGGGCGTCCAAGACCCGCCACGCGATTGTTCTTTTGGGTCCATACACACAACCAGCGTCCGGCCACCTTTTCCCTGAAGGCTGCAGTTCGCAGTCTTCCCCAGCAAGCGCGCCAAGAAAGCATCCGAAGGCGTTCCCCTTGTCGCTGAGGACGCCGGGGACGTTTTCCCAGACGATGACACAGGGAGGTTTTCGGAGGCTGGCGCGAACATAGTCAGTTGCATCTGCGAGCTCCACGTATTTGATGGTGAGGGCGCCGCGCGGGTCGAGCAGACCCTGGCGCATGCCGGCGACGCTGAAGGCTTGGCACGGCGTACCGCCTACCAGCACGTCGGGTGCTTCGATCTTGCCAGCCAGGACCAGGGCCCCGAGTTTTGTCATGTCACCGAGGTTCGGCGTTTTCGGGTAGTGGTGGGCCAGAACCGCGCAGGGGAATGGCTCAATTTCGGCGAACCAGGTGGCGCGCATGCCCAGCGGATGCCAGGCCATGGTTGCGGCCTCGATGCCGCTGCAGACGCTTCCGTATACAATGTCCATTGTGGCTCCTGAGGAGATCAACGTTTCGACTAACTTTCCTGCTGGACTTTTGTTTTTTACATTTGATAGATGAGGAGTAAAAGTGTCAGGGACTAAACTAACACCAGAAAAAATTACCAGCCCTTTCCAGCTGATGGCTGCTTGGTTTTCAATGCTAGTATTGATAGTTGCAGCACTTTTGGGTGGCGCGGCGAGTATAAGTCGGCCTGAATGGGTTGCTGGTTATCTTGTGATATTTGCGACGGCTACGATATTGATTGTTATCATTTGTGTTCTTTTGATGCTTACCAAATATCGACCGCATTTGCAAGATGGAACAGATTATGCTCAATGGCTTAAGGATACGGGTACTTACTCCGAAGGTATGATATTTAAAGATGTTGCTGTAGCTAGTAGTGCCGAAACAGGCGCTACCGATGACGATGTCGTTGAAGCAGACGAATGTAAGAGTGCGGATGTTGAATCGGATACTCATAAGGCAGTAGGAAAGGATGGGTGTTCTGTTGATGTGATTGATTTGCCTCGTGCGGTAGAAATAGTTGAAGCGCTTAAGAATAAGGGTTTTAATGCGTCTATTTTCGACCGTTCTCCAAAATTTAACGATAAGTCTACCGATAAGCAGGAGTCTATTTGGATTGGTTGTCGATTGACTCCTGCAGTTGTTATCGAGGCAATGAAAGTGGCCATAAGTGTTTGGCCTCACCTAAAATATCTTCAACTTTCTGACGATAATTATAATCCTCCTGACTTTGTTCACGATCAAATCTTTATTGGTGGCGCAACCAGCACCGCTATTGATCGAGGCCTATCAGCATGGTCACGCAGAGAAATAATGATGTTGGATGAAGGAATGTCTATTCAGGACTTTCATGAGCTAGTTAACAGTCGCGGTGAAAACTCTTTGCGTAATGTGGTCTAATTACATAAATCGTACTTCGCCCTGCTGCTGAAGTGCATCCAAGCGCTTCGACACAATCAGTGTGTGCTTCTCGGCACCGATTCGATTCAGTAGGGCTTTCTCCTTGGCGCGCTTGTCCCTCTGGATATCGGCGTTTCTCTTGGCCATGGCCTGCCTCTCAATTCCGTGGGCCGGTATATCCAGCCATGTCTGTCGTCGGCGCCGGCGCACCTGGTTGCTGATTCGTCTCACGATGGCCCCGGGAACTTGATGTCGTTCTCGCGGGCGATCAGACTGGTGCGCTTCGCTTCCATGCCCATTTCCTTGGTTGCCTCGATCACGGTCTCTCCGGAATCGGTCAAGGCTTTCAACCGTGGCGCTTGCTTGTCGCGCTCCACTCGTAGCTTGTTGCTGCGAGATATGCCGAACATGGCTGCTTTTTCATCGCTGACGCCGGCAGCGATTTCCTGCACCGGCTTACCTGCGCCGAAGTACTGCTCCAGCTGTTGGTTCAGGTTCGCGACGATCGAGTCTCGCGGGTTGGGCATTGGTACGCCAATCACTGCGCACCTCCGGGCAAGCGGTCGGCATGCGATTCGAACTGCTTGGCCATGTCCACCGCCGCAGCATGCGTCCAGCGGAACGCCTTCGTTTTGCCGGTGACCAGATCGACGATGTGATACGCCTTGCCGACAGTTCGCACCTGGAAGCGCACAGGCTTGTCAGGCATCACTAGGTTGACGAGGCGGGCGAACTCTTCGCGGGCCATCTGGCTGCGAACCATCAGAGCGCCAAGAACATCCCGGCGTTGTTGCATCATTGGGTGCATGGCTGATCCCTCAGTGTGGGGTTGCGTGTATTCGTTAGCGCTCGGGCCTCCTGCTGGTTGCCGTTGGGCGCAGCGGAGAGTGCTGACGGATAAAGGCAGGCGTAAAAAAGCCCGATCGGAACCGGGCTATTGTTTGCACCACGAAGACCTCCCTACGTGGTTGCAGGTGCCTCCTGTTGGAGGGCTTTAGGTCATGGTTTATTTCATGATGGTCATCCTCCAATGCGCGCTGTTGGCATTTTGGCGGGCGCTCGCCGGTTTTAGGTTTTGTTGCATGCAGGTGGCCGGTATAAGCCGGGTTTCGTCCGTATCCCGCTGCACCCTGTTGCCAAGGTGCAGAAGTGATGCTGTCCGTTTTTCTCGCTGCACGTCTGCCGGAGTCCTCTCTCTGCCCGCTGTCGCAACTGGCGTCACATCGGGTGGCTTTGCAGCTTCGCGTGCTCTCATGGGGGAGCGCGGCCAGTTCCAGAGCTGGCATGGAGATCGAAATTTGTGTTTCGCGCTGTGCCCGTTGGCGGGGATCGATCCGCGAAGATTCCTGACTGTTAAAGAGCTGCGGGTCTCGTGAAGCCCTTCGCCGTTTGCGCTTAACTTTGCAAGTGCAAGTCGGCTTGCATTAATAAAAGCATGCTGGTGCTTTAAATGCAAGCACGCTTGTGTGTATTTTTTGTACTGTATAGATATACAGTATTAAGAAGAAGGGCGTTATGGCAAAGCAGAAGGGTGGTTCTGGTCAGGCAGTGCGGCTGGAAATGACTGGGATGGAGCGGCTTGGTCTAAGGGTCTCGTCGATGATCAATCACCCAGTGGCGCAGACACAGCGCTGGGTGACAATCCATCGCCTGGAAACGGACGGCGATAGAGAGTGGGAGGAAGTGATGGGCTTATTGTCCGAGACGGACGGCATAGACATGACATTCAACGACGATGAGTCGGTGACGCTGAGGTGGGAGGCGGGCGCCGATGAGGATCGGCCGGTTGAGGTGATCGAGCTAGTTGAGGAGCCAGCTCCATTCTAGCTAACGATAAAGCCCGCCGAAGGGCGGGCCTGCTGTGACTATTGGACAGTCTCGTTTTGGAGGCTTTCGAGGAGCTCTTCTTTCGACGAAGACGATAAAGAGGCACGCTGCGTTTTGAGTCGATCTAGCAAGTAATCGTTGCTGATCTCGAACTCATCAAAAATAGTTGGCCATGTTTTGATATAAGTTTTTATCTTGTCATCACTTGTAACAAGGCCGGGCTCACCATATATCTGAGAGGTTTTTAGCCTGCTGTGGATCGTATAAGCTTCTTTTGAAATGTTGCGGCCTACCAAAATCAACTCAAACTTAGTTAGGTCGCTGTTGAATTCAGGGTAGTGGCTTAAAATGGATGCGTATTCATCAAGTTGCTGCAGGTGTTTATTGTTCAGTGATACTCCCGGTCGCTTTATCTCGACTATGACACAGCGAAAAAATTTACGACCTCTAGCGTCGAGTTGTAATTTTTTGCGGATCAGTAGTAAGTCTACTTGTCGGTTTGCACCATCGATCTCAACTCCACTGGCTAAATCTTCAAGATTTACTTCGTCTATATTTTTTATTTTAGATCGCAAGTTTTTTGCCGTGGTGGTGAATGTGTCTTCTTCCGCTCCGAGTATTTCGTACGCAGGACCAAAAAGCCATGTATTGCTTTCAATAACTTTCTGCAAGTCTGGGGTCTCTAAAACATCTTTGTAATGGATGTTCATGACCTCCTTTAGCTGGCTGACTGCAAGCTCTCTATGTTGCAAAAGTTCGATCGTTTGGATGATGTTGTCGAGCTTCGTTTTTTTTAGCTGACTTGCAAGCTGAGTCATGGCTGCGGCATCCAGATTAAGTACGCTTTCGAGTACATCAAATATGCCACTATTTTCGTTTGAAACAGACAATCTGTCTAATAATCTAATGATCAGTCGGCGCTGTGTTTTATTACCGCCAACAAATAATTTTGGTTCTCTGATCAATACAGCTTTAACAATTTCTTTTACATGGGATAAGCGCCATTTGGACTCGGCTGGATCCAGCCCCTGGTAATCAGGGAAGTCACCTGCCTTTTCGAACGCATCTATTTGTTCTTGTGCTTTACCTACTAGAAATTCAGCGTAGCTATGTCTGAGAAAGGCATTTAGATCTCGGATGAGGACTCTGAAGTCTTCGGTTGTCAAAAAAGAACTAAACGGCTCGGATAAGCTATCATCTTCTTTTAAATAGCGCTCCAGAAAAGGAGATTTAATGAATACAGAGGTGTAGTAGTCTCTTTTCTTGTTTAGGCTACTGTACTGTTTGTAAATTGTTTTCAGTTTGCTTGAAATAAAGTATAGATAAGATTTTTCCGCGCCAGGCTTTTCATTCCACTGGACTAAATCTATGTCAAATATCGCGGAGTTTGTTTTGATAGCGATTGAGGTTTTTGTATGCGACTGAGGCAGGATTTTAATGCCGTTAATAGTGATTGTTTTTTCCGGCATCAATACAAGATGTGGTCCGAATTCTTTGCTGAATTCACTTATTAGAAAGCTGTCAGTCGGAAGGTTTTTGTCAAAATTGGTAAGAGCAACACATGTGCCAGATTTGACTCCTGACAACAGGCTGTGTTGTTCCTGCTGCTGGATTGTTTTTCCATCCACGTCGCTTAGGTTGCTGCTTAGTACCACAATTCGCGCATCAATATCTTCAAAGCGAGTGAACCAAGTAGCTGTATGGCATATTTTGTGAAACGCTAGACGGCCTCGGCCTTGAGATCCATGCGAGTCGAAAGAATCCTTTTTCAAAGAGTCGTTGAACCTGCGGAAATTATCGTGTGGCTTGTCGATGTTTATGCCAGTGCCGTTATCTAGGATTGTGACGGAAACTGTGCCCCCTATTTCCGTACTCTCAATCTCTATCTTGACGGTTGAAGCTCCAGCGTCTAGACCATTCCAGACAAGTTCGGCGAGAGCATGCCAAGGCTCAACATTCTTAAAGTGCTTCGTGATGCCACTGTGTGTAATCGTGTTCGATCCAGAAAAATCTCGGGCGACAAAATCCATGGTCAATTGATCATCCTCAGAATTAGCGCCCATTTAGCGCATATTTATTACCGCAGATTTTCAGCATTCAAACTAAATGAGCATTCCACACCAGTAGCACCCGCGCCTGGATAAACGTCATATCCCGGCGAATCATCCGGTCTTTGTGCCGAGAATTATCAGAGATCATTTCAAAGTGGTCCTCGTCGGCAACCTGCAGACGCTTGATGTAGATGTGATCGTCCCACGAGAACAGGTAGATGCCGTCACCGACGAAGTCGCGGATATTCACGTCGACTATCAGCGGGTCACGATGCTTGATTGTCGGCTCCATCGACTGGCCCCAGCCGGTGACCATTTTCAAATGGAAATGCTCTTCAAAGTCTACGCCCAGCTCGCGCAGATGCTTCGGGCTTATCCGGACATCTTTAAACATTTCCGGGTGATCATGGGCAATTTGCCCACCGCCCATAGCGCCACGGATGTCGTAGTGAGCGATCCAGACCTCATCACCGACTAGGCCGGGGCGGGAAAAGTCGCCTGTGATCACGTTGGTCGACTTCGACTCCAGCGCGGTCTCTTCCACGGCGTCCGCTATACGCTGTCTCGCGTCCGCCGATAGGCCCTTGCCGTGTTTCGCGAGCATTTGCTTGACCAAGTCAGCCGATGACGTTCCGTCGGCCCTAGGCGCCGCCGCACTTTTACGACTTGGTGGCTCGCCCTTGCCCGAGAGCAACCAGTCCACTGTCGTGTCGTAACCCTCGGCGATAGCTATCAGGTTTTCATTCTTGATGTTGCCGGTGTCGCCGGCGAACCACTGACGCACAGCCTCATAGCTGACCCCGCATGTGGTCGCTATATCCCTTTTGAAGCCGCGCGTGCCCAACTCAGGCTTACGAGCAAGGACGAGCTTCGTGATTCGGTCAGTAATTTTCATGCGAGCAATCTACAAGTTAGCTTGGCAAGCATGCTTGCTTAGTAAACACAAGCATGCTTGAATTGCCGTATACCCAAAGGAGTCAGCCATGAACCGTGCCGACGCAATCAAACATTTCAAGGGGATCACCCCTCTGGCCAAAGCGCTCGGCATCACATACGAGGCTGTCCGGCAGTGGGGTGAAGAAATTCCGGAACTCCGTCAGTACCAACTCGAACTGGTAACAAACGGTGAGTTGAAGGCAGGGAAAAAACAGTCCGCTTCATAAGTCATTCCTGTCGCTGATCTGTTGAACGAATGATTGTTGAACAGCTTCAGCGGTGCCACGGAAACAAAATCGAGGTTTTACGAATGGAAGATTTCTTGAGGGCTTGCCACATCACCATCAAGGAAAGCGGGGCGGAGGAACTGGCCGGAAAAATGTGTATGGCACATGTAAGCCTTCTGCAGCGTTCTAACCCTGACAACGCAGCCCACCACCTGACCATCGAGCATCTGTTCGGTGTCTTGCTGCATACCGGCGACATGCGTCCGTTGATCGCTCTCGCTGATCAGTTCGGGTTTGACCTCGTTGCGCGGGAGAAGCCTGCGGTCAAGCCGTTGATGGTTGCGCTAGGGCAACTTTCGGCCGAGTGCGGAGATGTCGGCCGACTGATCTTTGATGCTGCCGAAGACAACCACATCAGCCAGCACGAAAAAGCCCAAGGCGAAAAAGCAATCCTTGAGGCAATTGACGCTCTTCAGGTTCTTCGCGAGTCGCTTAAGGCGGCCTGAATCGCAGACACAAAAAAGCCGGTGGCTAGACCGGCAAATATTACGACAACTAAAGGCCAAATCTGAATGACTCGAATTGAACTGCGACGTTATGGGTCACTGATCTTTCTGAACGGGGTGGGTCTGATTGATCTTCTGCGCTGCCTGGAAGCTTGCGAATGCCATGCGCCCGTTGGCATTGAACCCATGATTGTGCGCGGTACACCAAGCCCTGAACTCGTCAGGGCTTGCATACGCCTTGATGATGACCCCTCCGGTATTGATGACTTTGTCGTGCATCTGAGTCGCACGCTCCTGCCACTTGGAAAAGGTACTCGGCATAACTTCCGCGTCTTCGAAGATTGCGAGGAAGTCCTTGTACTGGCCAGCACTGCTGAACCACAGCATGCCAACGGCGCTGATCCCCATCCGTTCCATCTGAGTCTCCTGGTAATTGCTTTGCGTAAGAACCCAGCAGCGTACCAGCGAGGTTCAGACCTTAGTAGTACCAGTAAATCGCAGGCATAAAAAAGCCGGGCTGCAACCCGGCTCTTTCAACAACGATAAACACTTGAGGGGCCATTATGAACACGATCGCTACTCCCAGCAATACCCCCCATGTCATGACACTTTTAAGCGGCTCGAAAAATGTGTCACGACTCTGCGTCACGGTTGAATCTGAGACTGGAGATCGGCTGTGAGCACCATAATCATGAGCTTGTGCTGGCCGCTTCAGGGCATGAGCGGGCCGCAAAAGGCTGTGCTGATCTCGTTGGCGGACAACGCAAACGATGAGGGTGTTTGCTGGCCATCCGTTGCACGTATTTCGGAGCGCACTTGCCTTGCTGAAAGGACCGTTCAGACCGCGATCAAATGGCTTGGTCAGGTTGGGCTTTTGTCAGTTCGTGAGCGGATGGGTCGCTCGACCATGTACACCCTAACCCCTGCGGCATATGCACCCCCGCAAGAGTCGCACCCCGCATCAGATGCACCACCACCCCCGCAGCTCACGACAGAAACCCCCGCAGCAGCCGCACCCAGAACCGTAATAGAACCATCAAGTGAACCGTCTCCTCTTGTTGACGATGAGCCACCGTCGAAGATTTCGAAGCCGAAGTGCCCAACCCAGGCGATCGTCGATTTGTTCAACGCGACGATCCCGGAGTTTCCTCGAGTCGTGATGTTGACCAAGGATCGGATCGCCAAGATCAATGCCCGCTGGAACGAGAGCGATGTGCACCAGGATCTCGGCTTCTGGGCTGAGTATTTCGCACAAGTGCGTTCGAGCAAGTTCCTGATGGGGGAGGTAGCCGCTTCGGGTGGCAGTCCATTCCGTTGCAACTTCGACTGGCTGATCGCCCCGAGCAACTTCGTCAAGGTCGTTGAGGGTAATTACAATGCGTGACCCCTACAACGTCGAAGCTGAACACGGCCTGCTCGGCGCGATGATGCAGCGGCCTGAACTGATCGACTCCCTGAGCGACGACCTGTCCGCCGAATCGTTCTACTTCCCGGAAAACGCCGAGGTGTACCGGGGAATCATGGCAGTTCGCTCGGCCGGCAAAGCCGTCGACTTCCTCACCGTCGGCGACCACGTTGGCGTGTTACCGGATGGCACTCCTGCTTTTGCCTACTGTGCCGAAATCGTAAACGGTACTCCCAGCGTCGCCAACGCCAAGACCTACGCCACAATCGTGCGGGAGCGGGCCGTCGAGCGAGCCCTGTTCGAACTCGGCGGCCAAGCGATGGATATCGCGCACAGCGATCAGGACGTGCAGACGAAGATCGCCGCCGTCCAGGCTGCTGCCATGGCCATTGACTGCGGTTCCGGTGATGACGATATCGTCAAAGTGGGTGACGTGCTGGTCGACCAACTGGAGGTGTGGCAAGAGCGCCACGATCGTCATGCCCGTGGTGAAACACTGATCGGTCTATCGACCGGCCTGCACGACCTGGACGAGAAGATCGGCGGCCTGCAACCCGACCATCTGTACATTGTTGCTGGGCGTCCCGCTATGGGCAAGACCACGCTGGCGATGGGCTTTGTTATCGATGCGGCCGTCCGCCAAAGCAAGTCATCACTCGTCATCAGTCTGGAAATGAACAAGGGGCAGTTGCTGGATCGGGCCGTGGCTTCGGAGGGTCGTATCCCGCTCACTTTGGTGAAGAACGGAACAGCGTGCCAGAGCCACGGCACGGAACTCGCCGCGGCGGCCGGTGTGCTGCGTCGCGCCCCGTTGTACATCGCCGACCGGGCGGGCTCGTCGATAGGGCGCATTCGTTCGTTAGCTCGCCGCCACAAAATGCGCTATGGCCTCGACCTGCTAATGATCGACTACCTGCAGCTGCTGGAAGGCGAGGGCGGCAACCGGACCGAAGAGGTCAGCAGTATCAGTCGCGGTTGCAAGCTGCTCGCCAAGGAGCTGGGCATTCCCGTCGTACTGCTGAGCCAACTCTCCCGCAAATGCGAAGAACGCCCCAACAAGCGGCCAATCCCCTCGGACTTGAGGGAGTCGGGCGCCATTGAGCAGGACGCCGACGTGATCTTGTTCGTGTATCGCGACGAGGTCTATCACGAAAACACCGAAGCCAAGGGCATTGCCGAAATCATCATCGGCAAGGGCCGCGACATCGAGATGGGCACAGTCCGCACTGCATTTCTGGGGCAATACAACCGCTTCGAAAACCTTGCTGCCGGGTGGAAGCCAGAGCCTGTCGAGCAACCGGCAAAGGTCACCAGCCTGGCCAACCGTTACCGTCAAAAGGAAACGTTCTGATGGACTTCAAGCGACTCGCTGTTCCCGAACCGTCCACCTACCGCTTCGCGGTGTTCTGCTGCTCGTTCAAAATGGATTTGAGCAGCACCCCCGACCATGCCTTGGCGCTGTTCGCCGACGAGGCCATGGCCAATCGGTATGGCGCGTGGATGTGGCCTACAACGTTCGAGGTGGTTGACCGTCTCGCCCAACTGGAGGCGACCGATTGAGCGCTCTGATCAAAACCCTGACCGTGAAGCTGTCAGACACCGAAATTCAGCGCAACGCCAAGCTTGAGCATGTGCGCGACCTGCGTGATGCCAGCCACCCTGCGCTGCACTTCCGTTATGCGAAGAATCGCGCGCGCGGGTCTTGGTACCTGCTGAACAAGCGCCAGTGGCACCGCATTGGCGCCTTTCCCGACCTTTCCACCAAGCAGGTAGTCGCGGCCTTACCGGCCGTGCGCCTGCGAGTGGCGGCCAATGGTGCTGCCAGCGTTTCTGGTTGGGTGACCGTCGGAGAGCTGCTGGACTGGTTTGGCGATCGCATGGCTCGCTCCCGTGCTCTCTCTGCCAAGCGCCGTTCAGCTGGCAAGTCGGCCATCAGTTGCCAGCTCAAGCCGCGCCTGGATGATCTGCTGATTCGCGATGTGAATGCGCAGACCCTCGACAAGCTGCTGATGTGGCCTGCTCAGGAAGAGTTGTCGCTGTCGTACGTCCAGCAGTTGTACCGACTGCTCGCGGTGGCCTTCCGGCAGGCTCGTAAACTGGACTTGATCCCGGCCAACCCGATGGCCGAACTCAAATTCATCCACTTCACAACGGCGCGCATCCTGCCAAAGCCTGCCCGCCTGCGCGATGTCCAGTTGCCCGAACTGGTGGCGCAACTGACCGAGCGTTTCGAGAGTGCGCCCGGTGACGCCATGCTGGCCCTGATGATGCTGTGCCACGGCACCCGTATCGGCGAAACCCGCCAGTCCCGCTGGGCCGATATTGCGCTGCCTGAACGTGAGTGGTTCCTGCCGGCCGAACACACCAAGAGCAAGACCGAGTTGCGGGTGCCGCTGACCGACCAAGTCTGCGCGCTGCTGCGCCGCTACCGTGATTGCCAGGCCACCCAAGGGTATGAAGGTCCCTTCCTGTTCCCGTCCCGCCGAGGGAAGGCGCTGAGCGATAACCAGGCCAGTGCAGTGTTCACCCGTCTGGGGCAGGGCGCCTGGACCAGTCACGATCTGCGCAAAGTGGCCCGTACTGCGTGGACTGACCTCGGTGTGGATGGCCACATCGGCGAGATGCTGCTGAACCATTCCCTCGGCAAGATCGCTTCCACCTACATCAACACCCAGGCCAAGGAGCAGCGTCGGGTGGCTCTGGTGAAGTGGCACAACTGGTTAGATGAGCGTGGGTTCAAGGCGATCCATGAGCAGACAGGCGCTAGATATGAAGATTCACAAAACCTCGTAGACGCCTTGAATAGCGCGGCCTGCGAGTCAATTCCGCAATTTGTTAAGGGCGAGGTTTCAAAACATGCAGAAAGGGCAAGTGCATGGCTTTAAGCGGGAGCGGATCGAGCTGGAGCCTTGCTCGATCTGCACGGGGAAAGCAGTAGTAATGGGGTTGTTTTATGAGCTGGTTTGTACCGAATGCAGCGGCTCAGGTTGGGTTGTTTTGGGCTCGAGGTTGGTGCTTTCTCTGGATGACCTTGTCACCCAGCTGAGCTTCAAGCTGCAGCAGGCTGAGCGTGAAATTGCAGCACTAAAAGGCCCGACCAAAGTAGTCGGACCACAACGACAGTACAAAATATCGAACCGCCTGGGGGCGGGCGGCACAAATTACACAGGGGATTGAGAACATGATGATTCGTAAGCCGGCCGGGCGACCATTGGGAGACACCGAATACCTACTTGAACAGTGGGGCTGGTGGCGAATGGATGGAATGGGGGTTCCTGGTTACACGTCTCCAACTTTAGCGTTGATGCGTCAGGCCGTAGCACAGCCGTCTGCAAGCAGGAACTACTGCATTACAGATGACTGGGCAATTGCTATAGATAGCGCGGTTGCGAAACTCTCGCACCGGGATCAGCAGATGGGAGATGTTATTTGGCTGTATTTTGGCGCGAAATGGCCGATGGTTCGTGTCGGTAAACACTATGGAATGAGCGAGGGAAAAACACGTGAGTTAGTGCGAAGTGGAGCAGCTTGGGTTGACTGCGCAATCGGATTTTTGAGCGAAGTTGCGTAGCTGAATTGAATAGCTGCCTTTTAGGGCAGCTAAACATTCCCTAAAATGGTAGCGATATGCCAGACGATTGAGCGGTGTCGAATAGTCTACGTGCAAGGTCGTAATCGTTGTATTCTTGATTGGTGTAGAAACGATATTCTTTGTTATCTTTCGCGTTATAATAGCGCAGGCTGAACTCTCCTCGCTCTTCAATCTGATTGAATGTGTACGAGAGAGAAACAGAAAACTTTGAGCCTTCGGTGCTGACGATTGCATTGTCATCGTCATAAGACCAAGACAGCAGGCCTTCCTCGGTCTGTTTTATAAGGTTTTGCACGAACGTGTAAATTTTAGGTGGGAACATTTTAGTGCTCCTTAGAAGGTTTGGTGTTTTCTAGAGTGTTCTTTATCTCTAAAATATCTTTTTGAATCGAGTTCTTGGTTCTTTTTGGCAGCGGCGCTTCGGCACTAGTGTGAACTGCCTTTTGAAGGCTGAGCTCAGTGCTGTTTATCAGAGCGTTCATATTTTCTGTGAATTCATCTGTATAGTAGATTCTTGCGTAGCTTTTTCTAAATTGCTGAAAACACTTTAGTGCTACGGAATAGTTTTCTACTGATATATAGTTGTTGGTGTCATCCAGTGATGAGTTGCTTTCTGATACTAGCGACGCGCTGTCAATTCTGCGGGACTCTAAAAGCATTTTTTTAGCTTGTTGGCTGATTCGTTTTGTTATGTGTATGTTGTGAAAAACTTCGACAAGAGTAACTATCAGTGCTGCTACTGTCGCTATTGTTCCCCAGTATGAAACTTTATCTAAGGGGTTTGTAGAGGTTACAATATCTGGTTGATATACGTAGCCTGTGTAACTTAAAGAAAAGATGGAGATTACATATAGCACTCTCATCCAGTGGTCTTTTAATATTTCCATATTTGGCAGTGCTGTAATTAGTTGATTTTGCATGGTGGTGGACATCTATGCTGGCTCCGACGAAGACGCAGTCATAAGGCTCCCCATCGACTTTACAGCAGGCTGCGCTCTAGGTCTATTTTGCAATCCCCTAACTACCTGGCTCTCCTCATTGAGCTAGAGCTACAAAAGTGCTTTTCCGCGCGGAATGCATCTGGTTTCATAGCAGCGTGAATTGCTGTGAACGCAGCGAGACGCTTTCAAAAACCCGGCCATCGAGTCGGCTTTTTTTTTACCTACTTACAAGCCCTGCCATTGAGCGGGGCTTTTTCGTTTTCGGCCCCATGCCTGGCTCTTTGCTCTGCGCGGATGACAGTGACATGGAGGCCGAACCTATTTGAGGACTACAGATGAGTACGGAGCATCAAGCTCTCGCCGATGTCCCCCTTTGGCTGTTGATACTGTTAAGCATGGCGGGTTTGTCTGGGGAGATGCTGAGGGCATCAGGTAGCGATCTTGGACTGCGTCAGATCCTGCAGCGCGTGGCTTTGCGCTTTCTGGCATCTGGTCTTTTGGGTATGGCCACTTTGCTGCTCGCAATGGCCCTTTGGAACAACCTGTACCTGGCAGCCGGACTCGGCATAGTCATCGCGGTTATTGGTGCTGATGTTGCGGGCGGCCTCTACACGCAGTTTTTGGCAAGGAAGGCAGGTGTCAGCAGCCCATCGACAACGAACAATGTGCGCGATCAGTAAGGCCTTGAATGAGGGGAGGGCGATCCTGTGTTCAAAGTAGGCTTTGGATTGGATTCAGCTCCGCTTCTTTGGGAACTGGATGATATCGAGCAGCGACAGTTGCCGTATGTGCAGATGCTTGCAGCGACCCGACTGGCTCAGCGCGTCAAGAAAGGCATGCTGCCGGTGATGAAAGCCCGGCTTGATCGGCCGACCCCGACCACGATGAATAGCCTGTTTGTGAAGATGGCTCGCAAGGGCAAACCGGCAGAGGTGTACTTCAAGGACTCTTGGGCTTCAGGTGTTCCGGCGGATGCCTACCTGCAACAGGCCGTCAGTGGAGGCCTCCGCCCCCACAAGCGTTTCGAAAAGGCATTGATCGCTCGCGGCATCATGCAGGCCACCGAGTACGCGGTGCCCACTGCACCATTCATGAATCAGTACGGCAACGTGTCACGCGGCACCATGACCAAGATCCTGTCGGGCTTGGGCGCGGCCGAGACACGATCGGGCTATCAGGCCAATGCCAGTGGCAGCGCCCGAAGTAAGCGCAAGGGCAATGCCCATCGGTTCTTCTCCAGTGAGGTCAACGGCACGCGTGCGGTGTGGGAGCGCAAAACCAAGGGCGATGAAGTCCGTCCGGTCTTTGTCTTCAGTGCCTCGGCACCTCGTTACCGCACCATTTTCCCGTTCTTCAGGATCGCCGAGAACATCGTAAAGGCCCATCACTCGGCCGAGGTTGCGCAGGCATTCGCCGATGCTCGGGCGACGGCGCGGTGACTGGACGTCGAGGCTGCGAAATGTAGAAAAAAAGGACCGCTTTTCGTGCGATTTCCGCTTGACAGGGGGGGCGGGGGGTAAACCCAAAGGTACTCCCAGACGCCACCCCCATAGGGGGTAATTCGGGCCCCGCTTCTTCGCTATGTATGACCTATTTCCAGAGGTTGGTTGTTGTGTAGTTATGGCTAATCCATCGATAACCCGTAAGCCTGAATGGCTGAACAAATCCCGCATGGCTGACAGCTTGGGTATTACGACGCAAGCCTTCGATAAATGGGGGGTTGTGGCGGTTGCCAAGATCGGCCGCGAGTCGTTTTACGACGTCCGGTCGGTGATTGATAACCGCCTGAAGCATCAGGGTGGAAAGCAGCAACCCGGCTCCGAAGAAGTCGACCCGCTCATTGGTTACAAGATCGATTGCGAGCGACTGCGGCTGACCCGAGAGCAGGCCGACGCCCAGGCACGCAAAAACAAGGTCGGCGACAAGGAGCTGGTGCCGGTCGGTTTCATGATCTTTGCGCTCTCCAGTCTTTCGGCGCAGTTGGCCTCAACCCTCAACACCATCCCTAAGAGCGTCAAGCGTAAGCACCCCGATATCGCCGTGCGTCACCTTGATGCAGTCGAAACCGAGATCGCCGTTACGCGTAACGCTGCTGTTGGGTTGGCTGACCGCATACCGGAGCTTTTGGATGAGTACATCGCCTCTGTGGATGAGGCCGCTGGTTGACGCCGTCCGGCGCGGGCTAAAGAGCCTTCAAAAAGATGCTCCACTAACGGCGGTCGAGTGGGCTGACAAGTATTTCTACATGTCGTCGGAGTCGTCCTACGGCGAAGGCAAGTGGACGACCGAGGCCTTTCAGGTGGCCTTGCTCAACGCCATGGGCAACGACCTGATCGAAGAACTGAACCTGCTGAAGTCGGCGCGGGTTGGCTACACCAAAATGTTGGTGGCGAACATCGCCTACAAGATCGAGCACAAAAAGCGCAGCGTCTGCATGTGGAGTCCGACCGACGACGACGCCAAAGACATCATGAAAAAGCACGTCGATCCGATGATCCGCGACGTGCCGGTGATCAAGGCTTTGGCGCCCTGGTGCGGAAAGAAACACGGCGACAACACCCAAGAATCCAAAGTCTTCGAAAACCGCAAGGTTCTGTGGTGGCTGGGCGGTACCGCCGGCGGTAACTACCGGGAGAAAAGCCCGGATGAGGTCGGTTACGACGAGCTGTCGAACTTCGATGAGGACATCGACGGCGAGGGTTCGCCGACGTTCCTTGGCGATAAACGCCTTGAGGGTGCGACCTACCCCAAGTCGATTCGCGGCTCCACGCCCAAGCTGGCTGGAACCTGCCAGATCACACGGGCGGCCGAGGAATCGGCCTACCTGATGCGCTTTCACATTCGCTGCCCGCACTGTCGCACTGAGCAGACGCTGAAGTGGGGTGGGCCAGATGAGCCGCTGGGCATCAAGTGGCTGAAAGATGAGCGCGGCGAGGTTATCAAGGCCTGGTATCTGTGCGAGTCCGGTAACGGCTGCACGTTCGAACATCACGAGATGATCGAGGCGTCCCGAGTTGGCCGGTACATCTGCGAGAAAACCGGCATTTGGACGCGTGACAGCATCGAGTGGTTCGAGGCGGACGATGCGCCGATGCGCACGCCGCGCCGGCTCACGTTCCATATCTGGACGGTGTATTCGACGTTCACCACCTGGGTGAAGATCGCCGACGAGCGCGTCAAGGCCGGCAAGGATCGGGGCAAGCTCAAGACGTTTACCAACACCACGTTGGGCGAGACGTGGGAAGAAGACCAGACCGAGAAGGTCGATTGGGAATTGCTGCACGCCCGACGTGAGGTCTACCCCGCGCAGGTGCCGGCGGGTGTTGTTGTGCTGACCGGTGGGGTGGATACCCAAGACGACCGTTATGAATTGCGGGTGTGGGGCTGGGGCGCTGGAGAAGAAGCGTGGTTGATTGACCGCAAAATTCTTACCGGTGATCCGTCGAGTGCGGTTCTCAAGCGCAAAGTTGGGCGTGAACTGCACCGGATGTATACCCGCGCTGACGGTGCGGTGATGCGGGTCGAGCGCTGGTGCTGGGACTCCGGCGGTCACCACTCGGACGATGTTCGGGCTGAAAGCCGCAAGCATGGCGTGCATTGGGTGATCCCGATTTTCGGGGCCAGCACCTACGGCAAGCCGATTGCGAACTTCCCGCGACGCAAGGAAAAGAAGTCCAAGACCTACTTAACCGAGGTCGGTACCGACAACGCCAAAGAGGTGATCTACAACCGCCTCAAGCTACAGCCGGACGGCAATCGTCCGGTGCCGGGTCTGGTGCATTTTCCTGCCGACGACCTGATCTGCGACGGCGACGAGCTGAAGCAAATCACCAGTGAAACCAAGAAATGGATCATGGCCCGAGGGCGCCGCGTGCTTCGCTGGGATGCCAGCAAGAAGCGCAACGAGGCGCTCGACTGCTTTGTGTACGCCTTGGCGGCGCTGCGCATCTGTCAGGAAAAATTCGGCTTTGATCTTGAGTATCTGGCCAGACAGAACGCGGCAACCGGCGTTTGGGAGGTGCCAGACGAGCCGGACGACTCAGACGAGCCGGACGATCACAACGAACCACAAGCCCCGGCCGTCGAGCCTGAGCCTGAACCGGCCCCGGTGCCGATCCAACCCCAACCAGACCACCAGCCTGCCGCCGGCGGCTGGGTTGAAACAGGAGCGAGCGCATGGCTGGTGTAAGCGCCCAGGAAATGGTCAACCTCTACATTGAGGCCGAGAAAGCCGTTTTGCTTGCCAAGGAAATGGGATTCAAAGACCGCAAAACGGTGATGGTCGAATTGCGGGATATCACCGCTAATCGTGAGAAGTGGGAGCGCCGTTTGGCTCAAGAGCAGCGCGGGGGGCGTCCGGGGCATTCCCTGGCGTCGTTCGATTGAACCTGCTCGATAAAGCCCTGGCGCCACTCTTTCCCGGAATGGTTGCCGAGCGTCTGCGGGCGCGGAACGTGATCATGGCTTTTGAGGCGGCCACGGTAACCCGCACGCACAAGGCCAAGAAGCAAACCAAAAGCGCTGATGCTTCGCTGAACAAAACGCTGAAATCACTGCGAGAGCAGTGCCGCAAGCTGGACGAAGACCACGACATTGTCACTGGCCTGTTTGACCGCCTGGAAGAACGGGTGGTGGGCGGCCCGGGCATTGCGGTGGAGCCGATTCCGTTGGGCTATGACGGCACTCTGAACGTGAAGTTTGCGGCGGCGATCAAGGCCTTGTGGGGGGAATGGTCACTCAAGCCCGAGGCGTCCGGGGAACTGAGCCGGCCGCAGATGGAGCGGCTGGTATGTCGCACCTGGCTACGCGATGGCGAGGCCTTGGCGCAGATGCTGATGGGCAAGGTGCCCGGTTATACCCATCTGCACGGCGTGCCGTTTGCCCTGGAGCTGCTGGAGCCGGATTACCTGCCCATTGAATACACGGACTTTTCAAAGGGCATCGTCCAGGGCGTCGAGCGCAATGAGTGGCGTCGGAAGCGCGCCTACCACCTGCTCAAGTCCCACCCGGGGGATCAGCGCGGCATTTTCGCGCAGAACACCAAGCGCGTCCCGGCCGAGCAGTTGATTCACATCGCACACCGTAAACGTATTGGCCAGAACCGTGGCCAGCCGTTGCTGCATGCGGTGCTGATCCGCTTGGCGGATATCAAGGATTACGAGGAAAGCGAACGGGTCGCGGCGCGCATCAGTGCGGCGCTGGCCATGTACATCAAAAAGGGCTTGCCTGACGACTTCGTCCCTGCGGCCAATGGTGAGGCTCGGGCCGAACGAACCTTCCCGATCGCGCCGGGCATCGTGATCGACACGCTGTTACCCGGTGAAGACATCGGGATGATCGAAAGCAACCGGCCTAACCCGTTCCTTGAAGGGTTTCGCAATGGCCAGCTCAAGGCGGTCGCGGCCGGTACACGCGGCACGTATTCCAGTGTGGCGCGCAGCTACGACGGCACCTACTCGGCGCAGCGTCAGGAGTTGGTCGAGGGCCAGTTGGGCTATGACCTGCTGCAGCACGAATTTATCGACTACTGGTGCCGTCCGGTTTATCGCAAATGGCTCGAAATGGCGATCGTCAGCGGCCAACTGGTCGTGCCCGCTGACGTCGATCCGCGCACGATTTATGGGGCGTTTTATCAAGGCCCGGTGATGCCCTGGATCAATCCTGTGCATGAGGCCACGGCGTGGAAGCTTCTGGTTGAGGCCGGTTTTGCTGATGAGGCCGAAGTGGCCCGATCACGGCAGCGCAACCCTTCAGAACTCAAGGCGTCGCGCAAGGCGGAAATCGCCGCGAACCGAGAGGACGAGCTGGTTTTCAGTTCGGACTACTACCACCAAATCTACGGGAAGAATCAGCCCAATGATGACGAAAAACAACGAACCGCTGATGCGGCCACGGGGCGCGATCACAGCGGCGACTGAGGCCGGCGAAAGCTGGTACACGATGCGCGCGCTGTCGGCCAGCATCGGCGAACTGCGCATTGAGGGTGAGATTGGCGCATGGGGCATCACGGCCAAGCAATTCGCCAAAGACCTCAAGGCCCTCGGTGACGTGTCACAAATCAACATGTACGTGAATTCCCCGGGCGGTGAAGTGTTCGAGGGGATCGCCATTTACAACATGCTCAAACATCACCCGGCCAACATTGACGGGACGGTGGGAGCGCTCGCGGCGTCCATGGGTAGCGTGATTCTGATGGCTGCTAACACGGTCAGCATCCCGGAAAACGCCGCGATCATGATCCACAAGCCCTGGGGGATTCAGGGTGGTGACGCCGAGGATATGCGGCGTTACGCCGAATTACTCGATCAGGTAGAGGGCTCGCTGGTCCAGGCGTATGTCGCCAAGACCGGCAAGACCGCCGAGGAAATCCACGCCTTGCTTGACGCAGAAACGTGGATGTTCGGCAGCGAGGCGCTAGAGGCCGGCTTCGCAGACAAAATCCTTGAGCCGCTCAAGGCCTTCGCTCACATCAAATCGCAACGCATGCAGGAGTTCACCAACATGCCAGAAGCTTTTAAACAACTGTTGACCCCGCGCGGCTCGGTCACTCTGCCGGCACCCGCTCCAGCTCCAGCGCCGGCACCCGCTCCGGCCCCGTCCAATCTGACGGCTGACCAGATTCGCGCTCAGGCGCTGGCGGACGATGTCGCTCGTCGCGGCGGCATCCAAGCGGCCTTCGGCACCTTCGGCGAAGCCCATGCGTCGTTGCTGCGTACCTGCCAGGATGATGTCAATTGCACCGTTGCCCAGGCACGCGAGCAACTGCTGGCAGCGATGGGCGCACAGACCACCCCCGTCGCGAATCTGCGACATCAGGGCCATGTCAGCAACGGCAATCTGGTTGGCGATTCGGTGCGGGCTTCGCTGTTTGGCCGCCTCGGCATGGAAGAAAACCAAGCGGACAACGCCTATAACCATATGACCCTGCGTGAACTGGCCCGGGCTTCCTTGGCTGATCGCGGCGTTGGCGTGGCGACCCTGCGCCCAATGGACATGGTTGGTCTGGCGTTTACCCACGACACCAGCGACTTCGGCAACATCCTGCTCGATGCCTCGCACCGTTCGCTGTTGGCTGGCTGGGAGGATGCCGAAGAAACCTATCACCTGTGGACTCGCCAAGGCCGTTTGAGCGACTTCAAGGTGGCCAACCGCGTCGGCCTGGGTTCGATGTCGACCCTGCGTGAAGTTCGCCCGGGTGCTGAATACAAGTACATCACCCTCGGCGACACCGGCGAGACGATCCGTCTGGCCACCTACGGTGAAATTTTCAGCATCAACCGTCAGGCGATCATCAACGACGACCTCGACGCTCTGAGCGCGATTCCGCGCCTGATGGGCGCCGCCGCTCGCGCAACCATCGGTGATCTGGTGTATGACACCCTGATCAACAACGGCAAGATGAAGGACGGCAAACCGCTGTTCGACGCCACGCGTAAAAACTTGTTCACCGGGGCCGATTCCAAGCTGTCGATCGCGGCCATGAGCGCGGCAAAAACCGCCATGGCGTTGCAGAAGGGTAAGCCTGCCAAAGAAGGCGAAAAGACCCGCACGCTGAATGTGCGGCCCGCGTACCTGTTGTGCCCGGTCGCGCTGGAAGATCAGGCCAACCAGTTGATCCGCTCGACGTCGGTACCGACCGCCCAGGTCAACGCCGGCGTGGTCAACCCGATCCAGAACTTTGCTCAGGTGATCGGCGAGCCGCGGCTGGACGACAATTCGTCGTCGGCCTGGTATCTGGCCGCGAAGCAAGGTAGCGACACTATCGAAGTGGCCTATCTGGATGGCGTTGACGTGCCGTACATCGATCAGATGGAAGGCTTTACCAGCGATGGTATCGCCACCAAGGTTCGCATCGACGCCGGTGTGTCCGCGCTCGATACACGCGGCCTGAACAAGTCCGCCGGCGCGTAACGCGTCGACCATCCCATGACCCCGCCAAGTGCGGGGTTTGTTGTTTCTGGATAGGAGAAAAATGGCTATGGCCACGAACTACGTAAGCACCGGTGAAACCACTACCTTGCCGGCCCCCACCGGCGGCTCTGCCGCTGGCATTCCCCAGGTGATCAATGATCTGGCTGTCATGCCGTTGCAAAGCGGCCCTAAGGGCACGCTGATTGTGTACCGCACCGGTGGCAACTGGAGCGTTCAGGCGGACGCCGCGTTGAAGGCCGGCATGAAAGCCAGTGTCAAGGCGGGTGCCTTGGTGGCGGACGGCACGGCTGATTCGGCCCCCTACGGCAAGCTGTTGACCGATTCGGTCGGCGGCTATGCCGAAGTGCTGATCGTTCAGTAATGCCGGGCGCTCGTTTTCGAGCTATGGCCGATCGCATGGACGCCTTGCTGGTGAGCCGCCTGGGTGACTCGGCGTTGTTGGCCGATGGTCGCCCGGTGTTTGGTGCGTTTGCCTCCCCTTTTGTCGGCGCCGATATCGGCGGCGGCAGCAGGGGCGGGACGGTGAAGCTGGGATCGGTGATCAATGCCGATGCCGTGCTGGAGCCGACCTTTACCGCGCGAGTGGTCGACGTGATCGGCGTCAAAAAGGACGACTTTCTGACCATCGACTTGCCGGCCGAGCTGGGCGGCGGCCTCTACAAGGTCGTGCGCTTCAGGCCTGACGGCGCCGGGATGGTCGACGTAGTGTTGAGTGTGAACAATGAGCGAACTGACGACATTACATAACGCGATCACCCAAACGCTGACGGCGCGATTGCCCAAGGTGCTGCACGTCGAGGCGTTCCCCGAGTTGGGCGCCGAGGTCAAAACGCCGGCGCTGTTGTACGGCCTGACGGACATGGGGCTGGGGGTGGATCGTGGCGAGGGTAAAACCGCGCTGATCGGCCGTTTTCAGTCCTGCATTCTGGTCGAAGCGACACGCGACAAGGCGTCGCTTCAGGCGGCCATTCTGGCCGCTCAGGTGGCGGTGATCCTGCACAACCAAGTGTGGGGTTTGGAGTTTGTCACCGGTGTGCCGGAGAACATCCACGCGCAACCGGAAGAGCCGACGCTGGAGCTTGAACAGTTCGTCATGTGGTCGATCCAGTGGACGCAGGCCTTTGAGGTCGGGGAGCTTGAATGGCCATGGCCTGACGAGCCGCCGGGGTCGCTGCTGTTTGGCTTCAACGACGCCGTAAAACCCGAGTTCTTCAAGCCCGAGGATCTGCCGTGAGTTACGCCAGTGCCGAGCATGACCGCATGATTGCGGCCATGCTGATGCCGTGCGCGGTGGTCGGTGTGGATCTGGTGGCGGGCAAGGTCCGGGTGAGTAATGGCGAATGGACCAGCGCCTGGGTGCGTTGGCACAGCTTGGCGGCCGGTAAGGCCAGGCACTGGCGATCGCCGAGCTTGGGCGAGCAGGGGGTGTTGTGCAATCCCAGCGGCCAAGCGGGCATCGGCACCTTTGTCCCAGGGCTGTACGGCAATGCCGGCGGCCCGCCGGATAACCGCGACCATGTGGAGGTCTGGCGCTTCGACGATGGTGGCTCGCTGGTCTACGACTGGCAGGCCAAGACCTACACCATCACCCTGCCGAGCGGAACGGTGATGATCAAAGTCGCCAGTACCGAAGTCGTCGTCACGGATGCCGCAGTTACCGTAACGACCGGGAATATCAACCTGAAAGCAGCGGTGACCATCGACGGCGCGTTACACGTAACACAGAGCATCACCAGTGCCGGCGCGATCATCGACGCCGGTGGTAACAGCAATCACCACACGCATTAATTTCAATCCACGACAGCCCGCCAAGCGCGGGCTTTTTCATGCCTGGAGAAACCCGATGGCCAAGACCGAAAAGCCTGTTAGCGATGAGCTGGCGACCCCTAGTGCTGCGTCGGAACTGCTGAAGTTCCGCGATCTGGTTTACACGTCGCGCACCCTGATCATTCCCAAATCCACCCGCACATTGCCGGTGGCCAAAGGCCTGGTGGAAGTCCGGCCGGATGATGCCGAGGCCCTGGCGTTCCTGACCGGCAACGAAGAATTCGCGCCGCTGAAGGAGTGATGTAGATGATCGGAATGGATCGCCACACCGGCCAACCCATTTCCGGCATCCCCCATCTGCGTCAGTGCATCGCGGACATCTTGGGCACGCGGGTGGGCAGTCGCCGGCAGCGGCCGGACTACGGCAGCAACATCCCCTTATATGTCGACATGCCCGTCAATGAGGGCTGGAAAAGCTCGGTGCAAGCCGAGGCGGTCCGGGCGATCGGGCGCTGGGAGCCGCGCGTCAAGCTGGAGCGTGTCCGTGCTGTCTCGGTGTTGGGCGGGCAAATCAATCTGAGCATTGCCGGCGAATACCTCGGCGAGCGTTTTCTGTTTGAGGTGAGCGTATGAGCATCGTGGAACTGTCGGCGCTGCCGGCGCCGGACGTGCTGGAGGCGTTGGACTTCGAAGACACCTATGACGAAGCCCTGGGCACGTTTCGCGGCTACATGGGCGACAACTGGAGCGCGCCGCTGGAGAGCGATCCGGTGGTTAAGCTGTTGGAGGTGGCGGCCTATCAAAAAGTTGGCAACCGCGCCCGGGTTAACGATGGCTGCAAGGCGCTGCTGTTGGCCCATGCGATCGGCAGTGATCTTGACCAGTTGGGGGCTAACTACAATCTGAAGCGCCTGGTGATTCAGGTCGAGGATTTATCGGTGTCGCCGCCGATTCCCGAGGTCAAGGAGCAGGACGACCCGTTTCGTGAGCGTATCCAGTTGGCCTTTGAGGGGCTGACCACGGCCGGGCCGCGTGCCAGTTACATTTTGCACGCGCGTAACGCCTCAGGGCTGGTAGCGGACGCGTCGGCGGAAAGCCCGGCGCCGTGCTGTGTCACGGTCACCGTGTTGAGTTCTGAGGGTGATGGTGAGGGCGAGGCCAGTCCTGGGCTGCTGGCCACCGTCGCGGCGGGGCTGGGTGACGAGAACGTGAGGCCTTTAGGTGATCGTGTGACGGTGCAGAGTGCGCAGATTATTCGCTACCGCATCGACGCCATTTTGCACATGACCAACTCGGGGCCTGAAGGCGATGCCAGTTTGGCGGAAGCGCAAAAGCGGTTGGCGGCGTGGATCAATCCGCGCAAGCGGCTAGGCGTCGAGGTCGCGCGCTCCGCTGTCGACGCTCAGTTGCACATTGCCGGCGTTTCGCGGGTCGAGCTGGTCGGCTGGCAGGACCTGGCCCCGACCAAGGCTCAGGCGGCATTCTGCTTCGCTTACACCGTGAATCTGGCGGGCTGATATGAAAAGCCTACTGCCGAGCAATAGCACGCAACTTGAGCGCGCCCTGGAGGCTGCGTTTTACGAAAAAACCATTATCCCGCTGCGCACCCTCTACAACGCCGACACCTGCCCGGTGCATCTGCTGCCGCATCTGGCGTGGGCGTGGTCGGTGGATCGCTGGGACTATCGGTGGACCGAGGCGACCAAGCGCGCGGCCATCAAGGCGTCTTATTACATCCATGCCCACAAGGGGACCATCGGCGCGTTGCGCCGGGTGGTCGAGCCCCTGGGCTACCTGATCGAAATTATCGAGTGGTTCAACACGGTGCCGGAAGGCGTGCCGGGCACCTTTGCGCTGAAGGTCGGCGTGCTGGACACCGGGATCACCGAGGAAATGTATCAGGAGCTGGAACGCCTGATCGACGACGCCAAGCCGGTCACCCGGCACCTGACGGGGCTGGCGATCAGCCTCGAAAGCCAAGGCCTTTTGAACATCAGTGTTGCCCTGTACGAAGGCGACGAAATCGACGTTTACCCGCCGGTCATGCGTGACATCGAGGTCACCGGGTCCCTCGGCGTGGTCGGGCGCGAACACTCCATAGACACCCTGGACGTTTATTATGATTGATGCGAATTCGCAGTTTTTCGCGATCCTCACGAACGTGGGGATGGCCAAGCAGGCGAACGCCGCCGCGCTCGGTCTTCCCTGGAAGTTCACGGACATGGGCGTGGGCGATGCCAACAACACCGACCCCATCCCCAGCGCGGCACAAACCCAGCTGATCAACGAATGGCGCCGCCGTCCGCTGAATCAGGTGCGGGTTGATCCGGTCAACCCGGCGGTGATCATCGCCGAGCAAATTATTCCGGCCGACGAGGGCGGGCGCTGGATCCGCGAAATCGCGCTGTATGACGCGGACGGAGATATGGTGGCGGTGGCCAATTGCGCGCCGAGCTTCAAGCCGGTGCTGTCGCAGGGCTCCGGCCGCACGCAAGTGGTGCGGATGAATTTCGTCGTGTCCAGCACCGGCAACATCACGCTAAAGATTGACCCGGCGGTGGTGCTGGCGACTCGGGAATACGTCGATAGCAAAATTCTGGAAGAGCTGAACAAACTCGACAGCAAGCAATCGGTGTTGGTGGCGACCACGGCCAACATCGCGCTGGCGGGTCTTCAGGTGATCGACGGCGTGTCGGTGCCGGCGGGCGCGCGGGTGCTGGTGAAAAACCAGACCGTGGCCAAGGACAACGGCATTTGGATCGCCGCTGCTCCGGTCTGGACGCGGGCGCCGGATGCCGACACCAATGCCGAAGTGACCTCGGCGCTGCTGGTGTCCGTCGAGCAAGGCGCGACGCAGGCCGACACTCGTTGGCAGCTGGTCACGGATGGGGTGATTGTCCTGGGCACCACGGCGCTGACCTTTCAGAACATCACCCAGGGCTTTGCGCCGATCAACTCCCCGGCTTTGCTGGGCGCTCCAACGGCACTAACCCCGCCCCAGTTCGACAGCTCGCTCAGGCTGGTGAACACCGCCTTTGCCAAGCGGATGGGCGTCGAGTATTCGGGCTTCGCCCCACTTACCGCCAGCACTGCGCTGGGGGCTTCAAGTATTGGCGGGATTGTGGCCGCCGCATCCGCTACAGCGATCAATATCACGTTGCCGCCTACCGCCGGGGTGCCTGAGGGGGCGACGGTCGAAGTGGTGAACGCTGGGGCTGGTGCGGCAACTGTTCTAGCGGCCGGGCTGGACGTGTTGGCGTCTCAGGTCGCGGGAGTGATACCTGTCGTCTTGGGCATGGGGGATAACGCCAAGTTCGTTAAAGTGTCGGGCACCTGGCGTTTGCGTGGCGGGTCCATGGCCCTCAAATATGCGGCGATCATGTCCGGCCCGAACTGGTTAACGCAGCCACAGTTCAGCTACGGAAAGGCGTTTGCAACGACCGAATTCGTAAAGCAGATGGGGGTCGAGTGGTCGAACTTCAACTCAGTCAACGTCAGCACTGCGCTGAACAGCGGCAGTGTGGGCGGCATCATCAGCGCGGCGTCTGTAACGCCGATAAGCCTTACCGTGCCGCCTACCGGTCCAGTGGCGCAGTCCGGCACGATTCTGGTGCTAAACGCTGGTGGTGGCGCCGTAACGCTATTGGCTTCAGGCGCCGACCTTCTAACGAGCCCGTCCGGTATCACGGTTCCGATTGTTCTGGGTCAAGGCGATTTCGCGCTGTTGACCCGTGTGTCCAACGAGTGGCGTTTGATTGGTGGTTCGGTCGCACTGAAACATGCTGCTGCGTTTGGTTCGTCGTTGGCTGTTAACGGCTATCAAAAGCTGCCGGGCGGGCTGCAAGAATGCCGCGGGACGTTTATTGCCAGTGCAACGCCTGGGGCGCCGGTTGCTGTCTCTTTTCCCCAAGGATTCGCAGCAGTGCAGGAAGTGGTCATTACACCGGTTAACGCCTCCACTACTACCTCTTCGGCTTGGCATGATTCGGCGTCCGCTTCTGGATTTAACGGGCGCTGCAACATCGCCTCCGCTGTCTGCCACTACATTGCAAAAGGAACAGCAGTATGACGATTTGGGCTAAATGGGTAGATCAGGATCAGCGTTTCCTGTTCCTGGGGAGTGATAACGGCGGTGTGGAAATCACCCTTGAAGAGCATGCGGCACTGCTCCAAGGACAGTCTGATGGGAAGCGTATCGAGGCTGACGCCGGTGGCGCCCCGGTGCTGGTTGATCCTCCTCTGCCATCCCCGGAGTTTTTCGCAGGGGTTGAGCGTGCATGGCGTGACGGGCAGCTTGCGGCTACTGACGGCGTAGTTTCGCGCCATCGGGACGAGCTGGAAGAGGACCTAGAAACCACCTTGACTCCCACACAGTACACCGAGCTTCAAGCGTACCGCCGCGACCTTCGCAACTGGCCGGAAGCGGGAGAGTTTCCGTTGATCGAACACCGACCGCCGGCCCCGGGTTGGCTGGCTGGACCGCTGCAATAAACGCCCCGCACTGACGGGGCGTTTTCTTTTCCGTTACGCGTAACACGAACACCCCTCACAGCCTCGCTTATGCGGGGCTTTTCCGTTTCTGGAGATTGAGCTTTATGAGTTTCTTTCACGGCGTTACCGCCACGCTGATCGACACCGGCGCGCGCACTATCTCGCTGCCGTCGTCGTCGATCATTGGTCTGTGCGACACCTTCACCCCGGGCATGCTCGGCGGCGGCACGGCGCTGGCCGGCGAGCTGGTGTTGCTCACGTCCGAGCGCGAAGCCATTGCCGCGTTCGGCGCCGATTCGGCGATTACCAAAGCGGCTAAGGCGATCTACGTGCGCGCCAAAGCGGTGATCGTCGCGGTCGGCGTGCCTAAGCTGGAGGACGCCGCGCTGCAAACGTCCGCCATCATCGGTGGCGTTCTCGCCGGTGGCCAGCGTACCGGGCTGCAAGCGCTGCTGGATGGCAAGAGCAAGCACAACGCCCAGCCGAAACTGTTGATTGCCCCTAAGCACTCGTCGACCCAAGCAGTAGCAACGGCCATGGATGCGCTGGCCGGTAAGTTGCGCGCGATGGCCATCATCGACGGCCCGAACACCACCGATGAGGCGGTGATGGCTTACGCCGAAGAGTTCGGCAGCAAGCGCCTGTATCTGGTCGACCCTGGTGTGAAGTATTGGGACACGATCGCCAGTGCCACGATCGACGCGCCGGGTTCGGCCTGGGTCGCCGGGCTCTTTGCCTGGACCGATGCCAATTACGGTTACTGGGCGTCGCCGTCGAACAAAGAGTTTGTCGGCATCACCGGCACCACTCGCCCGATCGAGTACCTGGCCGACGACGCAACCTGCCGGGCCAACCTGCTGAACAACGCGAACATCGCGACGATCATCCGTGACGGCGGCTATCGCCTGTGGGGTAACCGCACGTTGTCCAGCGACCCGAAATGGGCGTTCGTTACCCGGGTGCGGACCTGCGACATCCTCATGGATGCGATCCAGGCGGGGCACAAATGGGCGGTTGACCGCTCGATCACCAAAACCTACGTGCAGGACGTGACCGAAGGCCTTCAGGCGTTCATGCGCGACCAGAAAAACGCCGGCGCGGTGATCAACTTCGAAGTCTATGCCGACAAGGAATTGAACACGGCCACCGAAATCGAGCAGGGCAAGATTTACTGGCGCATTCGTTTTACCGACGTGCCGCCGGCCGAAAACCCGAATTTCCTCATTGAAGTCACCAACGAATGGCTGACCGAAGTTCTTGAAACCGCCTAAGGGGGCCGCTCAATGATTCCTCAAGTTCTCTCCAACATGAACGCGTTTGTCGACGGTGTGAGTTTTGCCGGCGACGTGCCCACCCTGTCGCTGCCGAAGCTGACGCAAAAGACCGACGACTATCAGGGCGGCGGTATGTCCGCCCCGATCGAAATGGCCATTGGCCTGGAAAAACTCGAGGCGGCGTTTACCACCAACGGCGTGCGCCGTGAGTCGCTGAAATACTTCGGGCTGGCCGATCAGACCGGTTGCACCATCGTCTTTCGTGGCGCCTTCCGTGGCCTGCGGGGTGAGGTGACGCCGGTTGCGGTCACCCTGCGTGGCGGTATTAAAGAGGTCGACATGGGCGACTGGAAGCCGGGCGACAAGGCGGAAATCAAGCACGCGATCAAGGCCGTTTATTACAAGCTCGAAATCGACGGCCGCGTCATGTACGAAATCGACCCGATCAACATGATTCAGGTGGTCGACGGTGTGGATCAACTGGCAGAAGAACGCGCGGCCATCGGCCTTTAAGGACTACAGAACATGACTCAAGTAAATCAAGACACCAGCGTCCCGGCTTTGCCGACGTGGCTGAAGCTGGCCGATGAGGGCGTTACCGTAACGCTCAAATATCCCACCGTGATCAGCGGTGTGATGACCGATGCCCTGACCATTCGCGCGCCCAGTGTGAAGGACTGGCGCGCCTCCAAGGTGGCCGGCAATGGCGACTATGAAAAACAGGAGCTGTCGTTGTTCGGCAGCTTGACCGGGCTGTCTGAGGCGGAGCTGTTGACCTTGAAATATAAGGACTACCAGCGCCTTTCGGCGGGCTATTTTCGCCTGGTCGACGAAGACGACGTTTAACGCCGTCACGCTCAGGGACACGGCCCAGCGCTTGGCAAAAGAGACGGGTTTCTCTGCTGCCGAGATCGAGGCCCTGCCCTTTGATCAGATGCTGTGGTGGCTCACGGATTGAGCCGCCTTTGAACTCCCCCGACGTATAGGGCACGCACATGGCGAATAAACTCGCGCTCGGCCTGGTCATTGGCGGGGCGGTCAGCTCCACGGTGGGCTCGGCGTTCAAGGATGTCACCAGTCGCATCAAGCGGCTGGAGACGGAAGGCAAAAAAGCCCGGGTGCTGGAAAAGACCATTGGCGACACCATGCGGTTGCGCGATGAGTGGCGCAAGGCGCACATGGCGGGCGAGAAGGGGGCCAGCGCCCTGCTGAGACAGCTTGAGGGCAATATCAGCAGCCTGAAAAAGCAAGGGGTGGAAGTTCACAATCTGACCAAGGCCTACACGGCCATGGGGCAGGCGGCGAACAAGGCCGAGCTGAAGGCCAAAGGTCACCAGCAACTCGACGAAGGCAAGCAGAAGCTCAAAAGCAGCGTTGGCCAAGCGGTGGCCGCCACGGCGGCGATGGCCATTCCGACCAAGGTCAGCGCGGACTATGGCGCGATCATTCGTGACATTGCGATCAAGTCGAACATTGCCAACAAGCCCGAAGAGGCGCAGCTGTCGAAAAAGATTGTCGACACCTCGCGTGACACGGGCATGGCGCGCAATCAGGTGGCCGAGATCGTCAACGCCCTGGTGGGGGCGGGCATGGAGCTGGACAAGGCCATGCAATACGCCCCGACCGCCGCCAAGTTTGCCGTGGGGCAAGGCTCGGACGGTGGCGAAACGGCGCGCATGATTAATGCCCTGGGGCAAAACGCCAAGATCACCGACCCGGCCATGATGCAAAAGGCCCTGGAGGCGATCGCGTACCAAGGGCAGGCGGGCAGTTTTGAAGCGGCCGACATGGCGCGTTGGTTCCCTGAGTTGCTGGCCGGCATGGGCAAATTGGGCATCACGGGGATGGATTCGGTCACGCAACTGGGCTCCATGCTTCAGGTGCAAATGAAGACCGCCGGCGGCTCGGATGAAGCGGCCAACAACCTCAAAAACTGGATGGAAAAGATCGGCTCCGGTGACACGGTCACGGCCTACAAAAAGGCCGGGATCGACTATCAGGCGTCGATGAACACCGGCCTGCAGAATGGCAAGTCCACGTTGGAATCCAGCTTTGAGCTGGCGCAAAAATACATCGCGGCGACCGACCCGAAGAAGGCTGCCGCGATGGCCGAAGCCACGGCCAAGATCAGTAAGGAGGCGGACCCGGAAAAGGCTAAGGCCATGATTGCGTCCCTGGAGCAAGCCTTGCGCACCGGCGATCTGTTCGCCGATATGCAGGTTAAAGGCGCCCTGACCGCGTTCATGCAGAACAAGGAGCTGTACGCCAATCTGAAAAAAGACTCGGCGAGTGCCGCCGGGATCTTGGATAAGAACCTGGAGGAACGTCGGCAGTCGTCGGCGCAGAAATGGTCGGAAATGGCGCAGGGCGCGGACGACGCCATGCGCGCGATCGGCGACGCGTTTCGCCCGGTCACGGACAAGGTGGCGGACGGGCTGACCTACGTCACCCAGGGGCTGAGCAAGCTGTCGGACGAATCGCCTAAAGTGGTGACCGGCATCGGCGCGGCCGTGGCGGCGGTGATCGCCTTTCAGAGCGCCATGAGTACCTTCAAGATCGCCAAGGGTTTGCTGAACATCGGGCGCGGCTCGTTGATGGGTAATCCGAACATCCCGCAAAAGGTCATCGTGGTGGGCGGGGGTGGCGGCGGGCTGGATGCCGGCGATCTGGACGACAACAGCAAGCGCGACAAGAAGGGTCGCCGTGGCGGGAAGGCTGGCAAGTTGGCCACGGTCGCTTCGACGGCCTCAACCGCGGCTAAAGCGGCTTCGGGCCCGGCCAAAGCCGCGAGCGCGGCCAGTTCGGTCGGGCGGGCGGCCGGCGGTATGGGTCGCACCGTGGCGTCGGGGGTCAAGGGCCCGGCGATTTTCGCGCTCGTCGAGGCGGGTTTGAAAGCCAAGGACACCTACGACAACGCGGTGACGCGGGACGAAAAAGCCGAAGGTTATGGCGCGGCCGCCGGTGGGCTGGCGGGCACGTTGACCGGCGCCGCTGCGGGTGCGGCGCTCGGCACGGCGGTGTTGCCGGTCATTGGCACCTTTGTCGGCGGATTGATTGGGGGGTATCTCGGCAGTCAAGGCGGTGACGCCTTGGGCGGTGCGCTCGGTAAGGCGGCCTTTGGTACGCCTGACGCGCTGAAACGGATGCCGACCGCTGGGCCGCTGATGATGGCCAATGCCGGCAAGGACATCCCGCCGGTGCTGGGCAACATTGCCCAATCATTCGCGCCGTCGACCACTGGGCCGTTGATGCTGGCCCGTCCCGGCCAAGGTGCTGGGCCGGGGGCAAGTGTTGCGGCCACGTCGGCAACGGCCGCCCCGATCGCGCCGGCGCCCGCCGGGCTGTTGATGCTGGCCAATCCAGGCCAAGGCGCTGGGCCCGGCGCGAGTGTCGCGGCCACGGCGGCAGCGGCTGCGCCCGCCATGTCGGCGCCGCCGGTGTCGTATGACCCGCGCGATCTGGAGTCGAAAGACGCCATGTTGCTGCCGCACTTTGCCAACAAGGTGCGCTTTCCGGGTTCTGAGCTGCGTCGACCCAAGGTCATTAAGTCGGGTTTGGAAGACCCCGCGCCACAACCGGGTGACGCCGCGAAAGCCATGATGTTGCCCCCGGCCAGTGCGGACGCGGCGGCGGGGGCGTTGGTGAAACCGGTGGCGGCGAAAGCGGAGGCGCCCAAAATCGAATCGAAGGTGGACATTCAGGCGCCGTTTACGCTGACGGTCAACGGCGACGTGAAGGACGCGGCGCAACTCTATGGCCAACTCAAGCCGTTGCTCGATCAGCACTATCGCGATATGGCCAAGCAGATGGGGAGCGCCCAACTTTTCGACGCTCCGCACGTTTAATCAGGAGGGCATATGTCTGATCAGGAAAAGACTGTATTGCAGCAGTTACAGTCGGGCTTGAAGTTCCTGGCCACGGCCGGGGAAACCGGCCGGCGCAGCCTGGACGGCATGCTGGGGCCAGTGAATGGCGCGATCGGGCAAATCACCGGTGCGGCGTCCGAGCTGGAGGGCTTGCCCTTCGTCGGCCCCGGGGTCGGTGCCAAGCTTCAGCGCGTCATGCGCGGGGTGAATGCGGCTCAGGCCAAGGTCGGCCAGGTGGTGGCCATGTACGGCACGGCCACCCGCGCCGCGTCGCAGATTGACGAACGTATGGGTGCGCTGAAGGAACAGGCGGGCAAGGCGGCGACGGCAATCAACAAGATCGCCGGCAAGGTCAGTCCGTCGTTGGCCAACGTGGTGCCAACCGGGGCGTTTGCCACGGATCAGACGCCGGCGCCGGAGGCGGTGAAGCCGTTCCCGCACCTGCTGATCATCCAGCCGCAAGACCCCAAGGCGCCGCCGTATTTCTTCAACCTCGACACGGCCGCGTTTGATGAATTGCGGCGCTCGACCGAATTCCGCTGGGCCGCTCAAGAGCGCCTGTCGCGGCGGCCAGCGCAGCAGGGCGTCGGCATGGGCGACGAAAAAATCACGCTCAAGGGCGCGATTTTCCCCGGCTTCAAGGGGGGACTGAAGCAGCTCGACACGCTGCGCGCGCTCGGTGCCCAGCTCAAGCCGTTGACCCTGACCACGGGCTATGGCGACGCGCTCGGCACCTGGTGCCTGAAAAGTGTCGATGAAGAGCAAAGCGCGCTGATGCAAGGCGGCATCCCGCGTAAACAAGGGTTCACTCTGGAGTTTGTGCGCTATGGCGACGACATGCAGAACGTCTGACGGGGATCTGCTGGACACCATTTGCCATAACTTCTATGGCCACCTCAACGGCAGCGTGGAGGCGGTGCTGGGCGCCAATCAGGGGCTGTCCGAAGAGGCGCAGCCCTATCGCGACGGTGTGGTGATCGTGCTGCCGGATCTGACGGCGCCGGCTCAGGAGCAGGTGACCCTGTGGGACTGATGCCGGCCGGCGTACTCGCCGGCAAATGCTCGCGTTACGCGTAACGACCCGTGATGACCTTAAGCCCGCCTTGTGCGGGTTTTCTTTTGGAAGCATTCCATGACCCCTATGTTTCGTATCGTGGCCGATGGCGCCGATATCACCGGCCTGATCAACGATCGGCTGATCCAGCTCAGTATCACCGACAAGCCGGGCATGGATTCGGACACGTTCGAATTGCGCATTGATGACCGTGACGGGCTGGTGACGCTGCCCCGGCGCGGGGTCGGGATCGAGGTCTATCTGGGCTATGTCGAGACGGGGCTGGCGCGCCTGGGTCGTTACGTGGTCGATGAGGTCGCGGTGTCCGGCCCGCCGGATACGATCGTGATCAAGGGCAAGGCCAGCGACATGCGCGGCAGTGGCAAGACCGTCCGCAGCGGAAGCTGGGAGGACGTGCCGCTGTCGAAAATCGTCGGCGATATCGCCGCGCGCAATGGCTGGGCGCCGGGGTGTCCGGTGTCGACCAAGGTCGCCCGGGCGGACCAGCTCAACGAATCCGATTTTAATTTCATCACGCGCCTGGCCAAACAGTACGACTGCACGGCCAAGGTGGCCGATGGCAAATTGTTGGTGATGCCGCGTCAGGGCGGGCAGACCGCCAGCGGCAAGGCGTTTGGCGCGATCACCCTGACGCGCCGCGACGTGAGCCGCTGGCAATTCAACCTCGGCGATCGCAACACGCACAAGTCGGTGGGGGCCAAGCACCAAGACCCTAAAACCGGAAAGCTGGTGGTCGTGTCCCTGGAGAATGACGACCTGCCGGCCGGCCTGCCTTCGGTGCATACCGATCGGCATATCTACCACAACAAGACCGCCGCCGAGGCGGCCGCCAAGGCGCGCTTGGCCGCGTTCAATCGATCGAGCGCCGGCGTGCGCTTCGAAATGCCCGGGCGCACGGACCTGTTCGCCGAACGCTCGATCATTGCCCAGGGCTTCAAGGTCGGCCTTGATGGCGAGTACCTGACCGACTCCGTCGAGCAGGTTTATACCCAAGCGGGCTGGTCGACCACGGTGGAGTGCAACGGCGGCAAAGCTGGCAAGGCGAAGGCTAAAGGTAAGAAACCGAAGAAGGTCGCGAAGCCGCTCAGGGTCGTGACCGTGTAACGCGCATTGCGCATCCCCGACCGCCGAGAGCGGTTTTTTTATGTCTGGAGTTTTTATGCCGCTGAATCAGCAGCAGTTGCTGCGCATCCTGCCCAACGCCCGCCCAGTCGCGGGCGTTTTTGTGCCGGCCCTCAATCGCGCCATGGCGCGCTTTGACATCGGTTCGCCGGTGCGTCAGGCCGCGTTTCTCGCCCAGGCCGGGCACGAGTCGGGCCACCTGACCAAGTTGTCGGAAAGCCTCTACTACAAGGACGCCGAGCGCGTCGCGCAGCTCTTCAAGTCTGGCTTTGACCGCAACCGTAACGGCCGGGTTGAGCCTGCCGAGATCGAGGACGCCAAGGCCTACTTGTGCAGCTCGGAAAAGTTGGCCAACCGGGTCTACGCCGATCGCATGGGCAACGGTCCCGAAGCCTCGGGCGATGGCTACCGCTACCGCGCCCGGGGCGCGATCGGCATCACCGGTCGCGACAACTACCGGTTGTGCGGCAAAGCCCTGGCGCTGCCCCTGCTGGAAGAGCCCGAGCTGTTGGAGCAGCCGGAGTTCGCGGCGCTGTCGGCGGCCTGGTACTGGTGGGATCGCGGCTTGAACGAACTGGCCGACGCCGGCCTGTTCGATCGCATCACGCGGGTGATCAATGGCGGTAACAACGGCGAGGCGGATCGCCGCGCGTTGTGGGCCGTGGCCAAGGGGGTGTTATGTCTCTGATCGATCTGTTGCCGCCGGCGCTACGCCCCTGGGCGATCGCCTTGGTGCTGCTGGCGATCGCTGGTGCCGCTGCTGGCGGCGCATGGACCGTCCAAGACTGGCGCTATGGCCAGACGCTGGCCGAGCAGGCCCGACAGTGCGCCGATCAGGCGAAGGAGCGTGTCGACGCGGTGCTGGCCACGCAGACCAGCGAGCAGGCCAAGCGCGTCGCCCTGGAGGGCCGCCTGAAGGTCAACGATGAAACCCATTACAAGGAACTTTCCAATGCAAAGTACACTCAGCAACGCCTGTCTGATCGCCTTGCCACTGCTGATGTCCGGTTGTCAGTCCTACTCGCCGCCCCCATCGGCGCTGGTGCTGACGAATTGCCAGCCACTACCAGCGCCGGTGGCTTGGTTCATGGAGGCGCGCGCGCCCGACTTGACCCAGCGCATGCTCAACGAATTATCGGAATCACCGACGCCGGCGACCAAGGACTGATTGCTCTGGCAGCCTGCCAGGTATACATCAGGGAAGTCTCTCGTTGAGGGATTGAAGGTAGCGCTCATTGCGCTCCCTGAGCAGGTTGTCCCGCTGAGCCTCAATCATCCGCAAGCTGTAGATCGTTCGATCTCTTTCTGATGTTTCGGTGTTGAGTCTGCCCACGTCTTCCAGCGCCTTTTTGAGCTCACGGCTCAGGCTGGTCTTTTCGCTGCTCAGTTGGCTGTTCATTTGCACTAGGCCGAAGATGTCCTCGCGGGCTTTGCGTAGCTGCGAGGTCAGCTCCTGGACTTCGTTTTCCAGCATGAGTTTGTAATGGGTGATGGTTTCCAGTTCGGTCGGGCATCCAAGCCAGTCGCTGGTGTCTTCGAGGTCGAGAGGGTCCACGGTCATACCTTATCAATACTGTTTGGATATACAGTAATTGAGGCGGGCGGGATCGGGCGAGAGTGAGGCGACGAGCAGTAGTCCCATCAGTCCGGCGACATCAACACCGCCAGCGTCAGCTTTATGAACTCTTCGTTCTTATCGATGGTGTCCAAGGCGCCGCGCACATTGTCTGCGACGTCAGCCGAGCCGCGGGCCTCGACCCAATTCGAAAGCTCCAGGATGGCGGCCTCAAGGGCGAGCTGGTTTTCGTTGATCTTGAAGAGCAGGGAAGGGAGTAGGTCTGAATGTGGCAT